TGCCGTTCTTTTGCTTAACTGTCTTGTAGGTTGTCTTGCTAAATTTTGCTAATTTTTTGCCTATGTACTTGCGTCCAGTGAGATTATTTGTGATCAAGTAAACAAATCCAACACATTCTTCAGGCAACGTCTCAATTGGGGTATCTTGATATAGCCATGTCATGTGTTGTATGCGATTTATCCTTGCTTTATAGTTATCTCCGTTACCAAGAAGTTGCGTATTTTTCGTCTACTACTGAAGTTTTGCACTTGTTTTGACATTCTTGCCATTTGAATGTTTGAAATTCAGTGGACCAAAATGCATCTGCAAGTACATTTGTTAAAGTTTTTGTGTGTAAATCAAAGTTGTTTGCCAGTTGCTGCCAGTCAGAATTGTGATTGTATCGGTTGGCTACCCAACAGCAAGGAAATAATCTGCCGCGGGCATCAATGTACAATCCTTTGTTGCCTATCATGCACAACGGAGTAATACCGTTGTGACTTGGTGTTTGTTTGAATAATTGTATGTTTGTTTCTAAAACACGTTCAGTTGTTCCTTGTGGTGTAAATGCTGTTGCTTCACGTTCAAATCGGTGGGTGCTACTAATGTATTTTACACTGGGCTGAAGTGGATCGTCAAGCCCATATGAAGGATACACACTGCCAAACTTGGTACTCTTGGTCAACTGGAACCGATCAACCCCTATAGTGTGTGCAAACTCTTTCATGGAGTCTAGGTGTTCTTCGTTGAAGTTGAACGCAATAGCGGCCCACACAATCTTGCAGTCACTTGATGCTCGCAAAGTTTTTATACCATCAACAATACTACGGTAATCACTGTTGACACGATACAAGTTGTTGCTATCATTGTCATATCCGTCTACACTAAAATGCACACTGTCATTGGAATCTAACGCTTGTCCTAATTCCGTCCACCATGGGGTTTTTTTATGTGATCCGTTTGTGACAATCACAAACTCAACAGGCTTGATGCTTTTGATATATTCTATTACAGGAATTAGATCGTGAGCATAGATAGGATCACCGTCGTCGCCGCAAAACGTAATCTTCTCTACGTTGTGATTAATAAACTCTGGAGTAAAGTTACGTTTAAAAAATTCTAAATCTAGTTCGGTATTAACAAGACTGTCAGGCACCTCTTGACGGGCACAACGAGGACACCGCAAGGTACACTTGCTGGAGATCTCAATGTGAAAATGCCAAGTTGCTAACATAACTCAATTTCCTTACGCCATTGATTCAAAAACACAGTTGCTGATTGATCTGTTGAACAAGTTTTAACACAAGTTGCATGTTTCTTTGTAACAAAGTCTGCTACCGAGTCAGTGCGAACAAAATCAATTTGTGTGGCACCTATCCAACAGCAAGGACTGAGATTGCCTTGAGCATCTATATATGCACTTTTTTCTTGTTGTGCATGACACTGTATAGCACCGTCAAATGTCTGTGCTTGGTAGTTGCGTGGCCATTCTAACCTGTCAGTTAGTGGTCGCTTGCTGACTTTGGCACGAAACCATTTGAAACCCATGTTTCGAGCCAGTTGCTCACACTCATCAACTTGATGTTCGTTGTGTTGATAAATCAACATATCCCAATGTGCTGACCCACCTGCTTCGATAAAGGCCTGTGCATTTTGCATGAGCTTGGGCCAGGCCACACCTTTTCTATAAACAGCATTGGTATCTTCGAGGCCATCAATACTAAACACCACATAGTCTCGGGGTTGATTGAACAGGCGTCCAATTTTGTTCCACCAGAAAGTATTTTGTATAGCACCATTGGTATTCATACCCAGCGTGATAGTAGGATTTATTTGTCTAAACCATTTGTAAATGTCGCTAGTATGTGAACCAGCTGCCGGATCGCCGTAGTTACCGCACATGAACACTTTGTCTAGACTTTTGATCCGGTTATCATTGAAATGTTGTTGTATGTGTCCAATGGTCAAATGATGGTTTTGATCTTTGCAAAACTTTGGGTCAGTTTCTCTGGCACACAACGGGCAGGCCGCTTGGCACACATCTGTGGGCTCTATGTGTAGAACTTTTATATCACGCAAGATCAATATCCGTGTTGTAACTAGTGAAGCCATTCTCTTTTACAACCTTGAGAATATTCTCTACACGCCCTGCAAGTTCATCTCTATGGCTCACAAGCCAGATACTCTTGTGACGTTCGCGACTCATCTTCTTGAGCAAAGCCAATGCGTTCTCTACACCTTGTGTATCAAGACCGTTGTCAATAAGTTCGTCAATGAACAACAAATTAATTGGTGAGTACAAACTTTCCCACACATCGCGGAATGCCCACGACATTGATAAAATTAATCGATTGCGTTCACCACGTGATAAGTTATCAAAGTCCAGTTCACGACCCAGTTCTTCGATGCTCACACTCAAGTCGTTTTGGAACTTCACAGTGTGTGGCAATCCAATACGATCTAGATAGTGTGTGAGTCGTGCGTTCAAGTAACTCAAGTTTTGATCAATGATCTTCTTGCGCACAAACGAATCTTTGGATGTCAACAGTTTGAGCAAGAAGTCTTGATGTTCTTGTAATCTTGTGAGGTCGTTGAGTGCATCGTAGCTGACAGTTTGCAGGGCTTGTTGTTGCATTTCCACAATCTGTTCAGTGTACGGATCCTTCTCTTCGCCTTTGGTAGCAATCTGTGTCAGCAAGGTGTTCATACGACTGCGGTGATCAACTGCCTGTGCTTCTGTGTCGTAGTGTGTGACAGGTTGTGTACCAACTTCTACAGGCATGTGTTCTGCCAGTTGTTCAGCATAAGGATCTGTTTCGGCACGTTTTGCATCAATCTTGTGCTGAATGTTTTCTAGTTCACTTGAATGCCGAATAGCTTCTGTTTCTGTTCGGTAGTGTGTGGTAGGTTTGGTACCAAGCACTCCTAATGCAACCAATGCATCTGTATTTTCCAACCACTGACCATTGGTACTCAATGCCTGCAGTGCGGCCTCTTGTAGAGCTTTCTCTTTTGTTGCCAATACTGTTTCATGATTGGTATCGTGGAAGTCTTGCCCACAAGCATAACACTTGTGATTTTTTAATTCTTCAATTTCAGTTTTGAGTTTATCAATTGCTTTTTGTTCTCGAGCTTCGTCGGCAACACACCTAGCAATCAGTTTCTCAAGGTCAGCAATGTCTTTGGCTCGTTGTGTGTGAGCAGACAAATCCACATGCGCCTGTAGCTCTGCTACAATATCAATATGGCTGAGATTAGTATAAGTTAGTTCTAACTCGCTGATGTCTTTGTTTTGTTTTTGTTTCCAAGCAGTCTGTCGACCAACAAGTGCAGTATACGCATCTTGTTGTTGTTTCCTTGTGGTCCACACAGCTAGATCTTTGTGAGCCAGTAATTCTACTTCAATGTCAATCTTGGCTAGGTCATCATATTGTGCCACAAGGTACGCTACATCACTGTCGTACTTCTTCTGCCAAAGCACTTGCCTGCGTTTCAAACTTTCAATCTGTTCTTCAATGCGTTTGTTGGCTTCTTGTTCGGCACGGATACGAAATTCTTCTTGTGAGATGCTGTCTTTGGTCTGCCGGTTGAGTTCTTTGATAGCATCGGCACGTTCTGACAGCAAGGTAATACCTAGCAACTGCTCAATGATGTTGCGTTGGTCATTGGCTTTTAAACTCAAGAACGGTTCGGTATAAGTGTTTAAGGCCAGCACATGTTTGAACATGTCGTGGCTCATATTCATCACACGTTCAATGGCATCTTGTGTTTCTCGACTGTCGCCTTGTGCTTCATCTGTGGACACTTGTGCTTCGTTGTTGACATAGAAGCGCAATACATTGGGTTTGCGTCCACGTTCAATCTGGTATTCTTGACCGTTTACTACAAAGTCTAAACTAACCAACATGTTTTTGCCGTTGGTTTTGTTTACTAGATTGTCTTTACGAATGTTGCTTAATGCTTGTCCGTACAAGGCATAACTTAATGCATTGATAATAGTAGTTTTGCCTGTGCCATTGCGTGAACCATCTCCCCCCATGTCTAAGTTTTCACCTAGTACCAAGGTAAGATCGTTGCGATCAAAGTCAATGCCTTGTGTAGCATTGCCTACGCTCATGAAGTTTTTGACAGTTAAGTTTTTAATTTGAATCATCTGTTGTATTATAGCACATGTTTGCAAGATTGCAAATAGCATTCCAGTTGTTTTTTAACAAGATTTCCCTGACTACTGGGTTGAACCAATCTTGTCTTTCAGGAATAATATTCCAAAGCAGCCATCCTAAGTAAGCAGTCTCTAATGCATCAAACTGATTACTGTATGAATCTAGCTTGGATAAGAATGCAGTGGCCTTGTTAAGGTAAGAGACATTGCGTGAAACCAAGAGTTTATGTTTATTTTCAAAATGTACACTATCAAATCCGGGTAATTGGTTTAGTTTGGTTATAAGTGTATTGCAATTTTCAAAATTTCTAAGTTCAATATTAACTGATTGGTCAGACTTAAATTTTATTTGTTGTTTAAACCTTGAAGTTTTGTCAAGCAGTAACAGGTAGAAATTCTCAATGATTGCATTGAGTTTGTATTCATTGTTGTGTTCGGGGGTTAATTCATACTCTTTGACCAGATGTTTTAACAATCCATCAAATGCCGCAGTTCCTTGAGTCTTTGTAAACAAATCCTGTACAAGGTGCTCAACTGAAATTCCTACACCGTCTGTTTTTTCAAGAAAATTGTAAAGATACCATACAAAATTTTGATCCTTAACATAACAGTTTACAATCCGACTAGGTTGAATTAATTTTGTAATTGCCACTAAGTCAGCATTAATTTTTTTAACCCACGTTACTGATTTCGTGCGTGTGATAAAATTATGATCTTTGTCTAATACACTGATAGCCGATACATCTAAAGCTGACAGTAACCAATTTTGGTACAGGCCAGGAAGACCTAACATTATGATTTCTGATCGATAAATCATAAGTTCTGGTAAATTTTTAACAACAGTTTAGGATCGTAAAATTCGGATTCAATATTTGTAAGTTGATCTGTAACAATTTGATCAACTGATTCAAATTTAACTTCGCCGGGAGACATGTCAGTATCAACACCGGAGTTTTTGTTGGGAATCAATGCCATTTCTCGCAGTTGATAGTCTCGTATAAATGTTTCTTTGATGAAGTTGGCTTCTTCATAACTGATTTCAATGTCTAATTGAACACGAACATGCATGTCTTTTGCAAGTAACGTGGCGGCATTGTCAATAACTGAACTCAGTCCTAGCACACGATATCTGGGTTGGTCGGGCCAAGCATGATATACAGGATCTTGCCCCCATTCCAAAATAGTTAGCCCACGATCGTCGTCGCCAGCATCGGCATAGTTGTGCGGAAAGCAGTTGCCAATATAGGTAATGTTCTTTTTGGTCTGACGTTTGTGAAAGTGTCCAGTGAACACATGTTCAAAGTTGTTGAAGTCTTCTCTGCGGATCTCGCCGTGATCTGGCATCTCAACCATGGCATTCATCATGTAACCAGGCAGTTCAAAGTGCCCAAACATGTACTTGCCCTTTAGCTTAGGTATGCGCTTATAGTCATCGCCACACAGCCAAGGAGCAATGACCACATCGCCAATGGTGGTCCAATCATTGCATATTTCAATATTGGGGAGGTGCTTGGCCCATTCCACACTTTGAATGTCTCGCTTGTCTCGATAATACAAGTCGTGATTGCCCGGAATAAAATACACATGTTCAAAATTGTTGTTCATATGCTCCAGTGCTTGCAAACTGTAGTTTAGGGTGACAATGTTTAGACTTGATCGATTGTTGTGCCAGTCTCCTAGGAACATGCAGGTTTCGCAACCTTCTGCTTGGGCCTTGGCAGTGGCCCATTTGACAAAGTTCAGACAATCTTCGTTGTGCAACGTGCTGTTTGACTTGAGACCAAAGTGGATGTCTGTGAAGATTGCGGCTTTTTTAAAAAGATTACTCATCTATTGATTATACTACTCATCTAGGCTAGACACAACCGGTCCGGACATGGCTGCCATGCCAGCCTTGCCAGAATTCTGTCGAGTCCATGATGGATTCAATCCGTTCATTTCCAAAATATCATCGCGAATATTTTGATTTTTCTTTTCAATGTTTAGGATACGAGTAAATGAGTTGGTGATGGCTGCTGTGTAGTAGGCAAAGGGATTCTGTGATTTTGATTCGTCAAACTGTAGGCCAATCTGACTGAGTTGTAGCAGTGCCTGCCCGCGCATTTCTTCGTTGTATGTGTATCCACGCCAGTTAGAACGTGTGGCATAACGTTCACACAGTTTCATAAACATCATAGCCAACTTCTTGGTCATGTTGCCGTGTTCACGACTGAACTCACCTGTTTCTAAATCACCCCGCCAGTGACTACGGCCAACAAGATATGGATTCTTGTCTTCGTCTAATCTGTAGTGTTCAAACGGAGGAAAGTTCAATCGCACATAGTTCATGTCTAGTACAGGCACATCCACCAAGTCTGCCAAGGGATCATCTTCTACAGCATCGTCAAGATCCAGAATTTCTTCCAGCTTGCGTTTTTTGGCTTCAGCCTTGGTGATCTTTTTGGGTGCTTTGGGAATGTGATCCCAGCATGTGATACGAAACACTAGATCTGTGTTGGGAATTTTTTTCTGATCAATGACCACACCTGTTTCACGCTTGATACGATCCGCACGATTCTTACGTGCATCAACCACAGTGCGTTGATTGATCTTGTCGATACTGGGCAGAATCAAATCAAACTGGTGATCAGTAGCTCTGTCTTGATACCAACAATAGGTATTTTTGCTGTGATGAATTTCTTTTAAAATATCACGATTGTTAAGGTAGTTGACCTTGGCGGCCGGTTTTGGTAATAAAGACATGGATGTCTGTTCTCCTGAGTGTGTACTTATTGTAGCATAAACACAACAGTTGTCAACCAGAATTTGGTAAATATGGTAAACAGGAGCCACCGTGGACTACTCAGCTTATATCGCACAACAACAATATTACCAACAGCAAGCACAACAGCAGGCGTATTATCAATACCAGCAACAGCTTGCTCAACAGCAGGCTTATCAGCAATATCAAGCCCAGCAACAGCAGGCGCAACAACAGCAGGCCTATGCACAGTATCTAGCACAACAACAATACCAAGCTCAGCAACAGGCGCAACAGGCGGCACAAGCAGCCGCACAACAAGCAGCCATACAAGCTCAGGCTGCTGCCGCACAAGCAGCCGCACAACAAGCAGCTTACCAGGCTGCGCAAGAAGCTGCTTACCAAGCACAATTGGCAGCTCAAGCTCAAGCTTCTCAACAAGCTGCCTACGAAGAAGCCGCACGTCAAGCTGCCTACCAAGCACAGTTGGCTCAACAACAAGCTGAAGCTGCTTACCAGGCACAACAACAAGCACAAATTCAACAACAGATATACCAACAACAGCTGGCGCAAGATGCACAAGAACAACAAATTATTGCACAATCCCAAGCCCAAGCAGTTGCCCAGACAGCCGCAACAGTGGTGGCAGCAGGTAGAACACGTACCATAATTGATGCTGAAGCAGCCGCTGCCGCTGCCGCAACAACTCCAACCTACTACACTGACCCACAGTACACAGCAACTCAGCCGGTGAATGTGCGTATTGGTCCAACATCCACACAGTCTGATCCCACAGTAACTTCCAGGATTACCACAACCACCACAGCAGTTTCGCCTGTGGTAAATTACACAGTGAGTTCATCCGCAGACCTTCAGTTGGCCATACAGCAGTTGGACAATCAGCCTTTCATTGGCATACCTGTACAGCCGCCTAGATCAACAGTGTAATTTTTATAAACTGCCCAGTTTTTCATACCGGTAAATAAGGTATAGGAATACACATATGGCAGCAGGTTACGATCCAAAAAAAGCAGCAGTTTTTAATCAACTTCGTCAGCAAGGTCTAAGTGAAGACGCTGCCATTGCGCAGGCTGGCATAACTGATGCTGAAATTGAAAATTATTCTATTGGCATGAATGGCCAACTAGGCGCATTCATTATAGGATTTCCAGCCTCTGGCCGACTTGTGGACAACAGTCAAATTCAAACTGTAGACTACGATGAAAAAGCAGACACACCAGTCAGTTCTAAAACTCCTACAAACTATACAACTACCAGCACTAAAGAAGTAAGTGGCGGTGGTAGTATTACTACCATTGCCGGCGAAGACCAACCTACTGCCGCTAGCCGAGCATTACAACCTGCTATTGATTCTAAACAAGCAGAAATTGAACAATTTAACAGAGACAATCCTAGTAATTTTGCCAGAAGAAAATTGGGATTGCCGCCACTAACACCTGAAGAAAATCAAAAACGTAATGAACAAGCATTGGCGTTGTCCCAACAAAAGGTTGAATTGGCAAATCAACAAGCTTCAGCAATGCTTCCGGGAACGCCTACAGTTATTGTAGAACCAAACACAACTACTACCACAGTCAGCACTGTCACTGGCACCACTTCTGTAAATGCTCAGGTACAATCACCAGATGGTCCAGACCCTGTTTTGAATCAACAAGCTGATTTAAATCTAAGAACAACCTATAATACCTATAACGAACCAGGAGTTTTTGATCCGCGACAGGACGTGGGCGAAAGCGTGTTTGATCCTGCTGCCGCATTGCCAAATCCATCACTGATTTCAGCTGCCCCGGTTAACGATCCCTACGCTGGATTAACCAGCGACCAGATACGATTACTAGGCGGTGCTGATCCTACCGATCCGTATATTCGTGCTAGATTAGGTATTCCACAACTGACGGACTCACCGCTGGCAGCAAATGCTAGTTTTGGTACAATTAAAACAGGTGTGCCAATACTGGACACTGCTATAAGTTCTCTTGGCAGCCTATTTGGATTTAACAACACTAAAACAGGAACCACAACAGGCTCACCGGCGCCAACACCCGACACTGCTGCCACAGCGCAGGCAGCCGCAGTGGTTAGAGTTCAAGACCCTGCCTTAACAGATGATGAAGATCAAAATCTACAAAACATTGTGGGCGCACAAGGAGAAATTGTACGAGCTGAAGAAAATATTCAAAGCAACAATCGTCAAATATCAGACAATGAACAAGCACAGGCTGCGGCACAAGAACAACAACGTCAAGCACAAGCAATCATTGATCAAAACAATGCTGAACTAGCAGATGACAACTTGCCTGACAGTCGTCGTGCTGAACTTGAGGCCAACAATGCTGCTCAACGTGCCAGCATTGCTGAAAATGCCGCAGTGATTGACGAAGCACAAAACAACATTGACAACGCCACAGCCAACAATGAACAGCAGACAGACTCTATACTAACTAACCAAGGTGTAATTGGGGAAAATGCCGAAGCCTTTGTTGCTAACGGTGATGAACTAGGTGCACCAGTAGATGTAGATGTTGATGCGGCAATTGCCGCTGCCGCAGCCGAAGGTTCTGATGCACCTTTGATACTGTCACCCCAAGAAGTAGATGATGAAATTGCCGCTGCCGCAGTTGATCCTATTGTGGAAGCTGAGACTACGTTGACTATTCTTTCTGAAGAAGAAACCAACGCATTGTTTGACGGTGCTGATCCAGCATTGGTTAGTAATTTTGTTGATGCCAATACCCCAGTTGGTCCCGGCGACAATGATCCATTTGAAGCAAGAAGATTAGAGCTTGAGCAAGAAGCAGATCAAGAACGAGCAATAGAGCTCACCCCTGAAGAACTTGCGGCCGCAGATGATCCATTTGAATCACGAAGATTAGAACTTGAGCAAGAAGCAAATCGACAAGAACTGGCAGAGCAAGCGACAGACGTTGAACCAACCGACGACCCATTTGAACAACGTCGTTTAGAACTTGAACAAGAAGCAGATCAAGAACGAGCAATAGAGCTCACCCCCGAAGAGCTTGCGGCTGCGGATGATCCATTTGAACAACGTCGTTTAGAACTTGAGCAAGAAGCAAATCGACAAGAACTGGCAGAGCAGGCAACAGAAGTTGAGCCAACTGACGACCCATTTGAAGCACGAAGATTAGAGCTTGAACGAGAAGCAGATGAACAAGAAGCAAACCGTGCGGCAGGCGATAATGTTAACTCTACTACCGACCCTGCCTTGCCTGGCGGATTGTCTGATGAAGAAATA